TAAAGTAGGGCGAAGTCGTCATAGACTCTCCGCGACATGGTGGCGGAGCTGTTACGGTGGACGTGCGGCATAAGCCGGGCCGTCTCGACGGCAGCACGTTTGCTTTCCTTCCTGGTGGTAGTGGCAGAAGAAATGGCAAGACACCGATTGATGAGAGAATTGGCCAGCGGAACGTGGTCGACGGAGCTTTTGAGCCCCAGGGCGACCGCACGTACGTGGGCAGCAACGTTGCCTATGCCTGTCAAGTTCTTAGTACAAAAGAGCTTGGGCAACAGCTTGCCGGGCTTAGGCCCGAAAGCGAAGCCATGGCGCGTGTCGGCGCTCCAGAAGCGCCCAGAGCAGAACTCGGCGGCAACACGATTGTAACTGAGCGTGATTTCGGGGCGAAATCCGGCGTCTGCATATTCACGCTCAATGCGCGCTTGGACGTCGAACGCATTAGACTGGTAACAGACGATAAACACGTCATCACCCGCAACCACGGCCACGCTGGGCTGGGATAGCGTGGCCTTAGCTATGACAGTCATGACACGAATGCTGTTTGCCACAGTAGTGTCGCTCTTGCCTGAACGCTGGGAGTGTTCATTGCGGTAGAGCACGCCCTTGGTGGTAGTGCCATCTACAACATTCGACTCGCGCTGCTGTTCTATGGCTTTGCTTTCGTAGCCACATGCTGCCTCAAGAATAGTAACGACTTGGAGACTCTCAGAACGAATCGTACTATCGAGGCGGCGGGCGTCGCACGAAATGTATGCAAGGGGTCCGTCAGGCAGAGAAATCTCGGCCTCATAAAGCCAATCGTCCAGCTGTTCAGCCGTGAGGCCGCTGCCATAGGTCACATTCAAGTGGGGATTGTTGGCCAACAGCGTCTTGGAGAGTGCCCAACACATGGGGCCCATGGCCTGTGTCTCGCCGGGATGCGAAGGCTGGATCGCCCGAGGATCGTGGTGCACATGCTCGCCGTTCTTGTCGACTGAGTAGTTCATCTCAGACTTGACGAAGAGGCGGGTTTTGACGTATTGGCTACAATCTGGGTTGCTCACGTAGCGCGCCCGAGCTTCGTTGAGAATGTCACGTTTGCGTTGGGGGAAGCGGGACACCCAATTGGCGAACGATGGTGTAGGGACGGGCTTGAGTATTGCTCGATGGAACAAGGTGGGCACGAAATTGCGTGCAGTCTGCCAATAGCCAGGAGCAGGCGCGATAGATTGGCTGAGAGCGCGCCCACGCAGGGCTGCAAGTTCATTATGGATACAGGACATAGCGGAAGAGATGTGTATCCCGGCAATGCCGATGGCAAACATCTGAATGTCACGCCGTATCTCGCATTCTTGCGTGTGGTCAGAATCGAGAAAAGGGGGTATCACCAAACTGGCATGGTCGGCTATGGCCTTCTCAGTTATGCCAAACGCACAGTATTCACTACCTACTCGAATGCCTCGTGCGTTATTGCAGGTGGATTCAGGTCCATCGTCATAATCGACGGGATCGCGTTCGGACGAGTCGATGAAGTCCTCCATCTCTTTCTCGAAATCGTATTCGGCAACGGGCGTAGCACAGCGCTGCTTGGGGCGGAAATGTGCCAGCACCGTCTCGACGAAAGAGGCAATAAGATCA